GGCAGCTACTATCTACGCACTGAAGCCCTTGCAATCGCGGCACTACTGTCTGGCGGGTGGAGACTCCCAACACTCGCGGAGTACAGATCCCTACAAGTACTTCTGGGGGGCAGCCTAGTAGCTGGCGGAGTGCTCAAATCGACAGACCCTGCCTACTGGGACTCCCCCAACACAGGAGCCTCTGATGATTATGGCTTTGCATTCCGTGGCTGTGGATGGCACGCAATAGGTCCCGGCTGGTTCGACAAGAAGCAATCCGGCTACGCCTGGGCGTCCGACACTGAGCTAGACGGCCTAGTAAACCTCGCCGTCGCCGGCTTTACATACAACAGCGCAGAACTATTCATTGCCGGATCAGCAGACCTCAGTCTCTATCGCTTCTCGATCCGCTTGGTACGCGCCGCCATCACGATCCTCCCAAGCACTACATCCAGCGTCCACGACATCCTGATCGACGGGAACGGGGCCGCCGAATCCCTGGCCGACCTTCGGCAACGGGTGGACATCCGCCTGCGCACGTTCGCCGGAGAGCACTGGCTCAACCCGGAACTAGGGGTGCCATGGTTCCGGGACTTCCTGACCAAGGCCCCTGACCTCTCCGTGTGCCGTCAGATCCTTTGGGACGTAATCCTAGGGGTGAAGGGCGTCCAGGCCATCGAAAGCCTCACAGTGGCCCTGGACAGGCCCGCACGGAAGCTGATTATCTCGTTCCGAGTCCGAGGGGTGGATAAATTGCAGAATGGAACCGTAGTCGTCGTGGAGAGCGTAGCCGAAGTGCCTTTCTTCGTAATCGGCGACACGGGCGAATTTGTCACGGGGTCCGAGGGATCCTTGTTGTTCGGAAGGTAGGGGCCATGTCTGGAACCAAGCGGATCATTGATTTCCCGACTTCTGGGGCCTATGATGGCTATTTGCTCCAGGACAAGAGCGGGGGCATCACGTCCAAGGTTGCCCGGGGGACCGTGGCGGCCGGCCTCAAGGCGGAAGGGTTGGCATGGTCGCCGGACTTGGCGGACTACACGGACCCTGCCAAGGGCGCCGCTTTGATTGGGTGGAAGAACAAGACGCTCTCACAGTGGCTGGACATCTTCCGTGGCACCTGCGTCAACGTCATGGAGTACGGTGCAGATAATACTGGAGCAACTAACTCAGATGCGGCTGTTGTGGCGGCTATGGCCATCGTGACCGCATCAGTTACTGGTGATCCATTTGGCGGCGACCGAGTTTCCCGTAAGTATTTGTATTTCCCCGCTGGATCATATCTACTCACGGATGGCATCCTCCAGTCTTCGTGGGGCCTGAAGGGTCGCGGATTGAGGGTGATTGGTGATGGCCCTGGTCTGAGCCAGATCAGCTTCACAACTTCTACGGGTAAGCGTCTATTCCACAACAACAACGCCTATCTGTGGATTGAAGTCATCGGAATCCTGTTTACCTCGAACAGCCGAACCAACGATTTCATGTATTCCTATTCCAATCCTCCCGGTGGAGCAGTCCAGCGCAACAAGTTCATCGACTGTGAGTGGGCAGGCCAGTGGGGCAAGGGGTTCTACCTAGAGGGCGGGAACAACAACTCCGAGTGGCACTTCCTGCATTGCGGCGTCGGCGGGGGAATGGACAACTTCCTCTACACGCCAGCCGGGACTGCTTCGGATCAGTTCCTGAACTTCTGGTTCGATCACATGAAGTTTTGGCCGAGCGATGCCGGGTCTCCGAACAACTGGATTGAGATGAACCTCGGCGGGCACATCCATATCACGAATTCTGATGTTTCGGGATACCAGAGTGGAACCCTGTTCAAGCTCAAGGGGACCAGCCACGCGTATGGTGTTTGCTTCTTCTCGGCGACGAATGTTCGCTATGAGATGAAGACCATCAACACGAAGGTGTTGGAATCCGAATGGCCGCAGGGATCGATTTCGTTCAATGGGAACGATTGGTCTTCTCAGCGCGGTATTTCTGGAATCGACGCCGTCAATATGTTTGACTTCAATGACGTGAATTTCGCCGGAGCCAAGGTTGCATTCAGGCAGTGTTCGATGATCGGATTGGTCCGCTTTGCGCACAACTCCGACGACTTCCGGCACTTCAAAATCACCACCTTTGACAATTGTGATTTCCAGCAGGAGGAGCCGCACCTCGCGTTCGTATTCACATCCTCCACCAATGACGGCGGGCATCGATCGGTTCTCATTCGTGAGAGTCGCGGATCTGTTTCAGGCTCCCTCAGTTCGGTTGTGGCCTGGGCTACCGGAACCGTCTACGCGGCTACCAACCAACGCAAGGTGGGACCCAACCTGTTCGAGTGTACCATCGGTGGGACCTCGGGCGCCACGGCTCCGATTGGAAAGGGAGCCGCCATCTCCGACGGTGGCTGTACTTGGAAATGGATCCGCACAGAAGCCCGCAACTACTACACGGACCAAACCCTCAACGGCTTCGGGGTCGTCGCTGCTCATGGCCTGGTCGAGCACATCGCTATCTTCAAGGCTTCCGGTGGTCCCTGGCCCTTGAACTCCGGGACGCCCAACTACCTGAACCTGATCCTTCCCCCGAACGCCATCGTCACGGGGGCCAACCTCTACTCCCCCGGTGGGGCGGGTGGCTCGGGAACGACCTCGGCGTTCACGATCCAGAACGAGGAGGCGTCGCCCCGGGTGTTCGCGACGGTCAACGTCTCGCCTGGATCTGCGGCCTTTGCAAATGCCGGGATCGACTTCTACCCCGTCGGCACGGACATCAAAAAGCGATCGATCGTTCTGGTCTCCGGAACGGGAGTCACATCGCTAAACTCCAACGCGACCGGCATCGTGAAGTATCTCGCATGAGCCAAGAAGACCCCCTAGACGCCATGGAGATCTGGCTCCGGGCGCGCCTGGAAGACCTCCACATCTCCCTGCCTGGTACCGTGACCACCTACAACAAGGACACCCGCCTCGCCACCGTCAAGCCCTCTGTGCGCCCTCGGAGCCTCCATGGGGACGTGTTCGACATCCCCCCGATCCAAGGTGTCCCGGTCATTTGGCCCGGATCCCAGGAATTCACGGTCCAAGGCACCTTGAAGCGCGGGGACCGTGTGCTCCTCGTGTTCTCGGAAGCCTCCATCGGCAACTGGATCCGGGGCCAAGGGGACGTGGACGCCGAAGACGAGACGCGCTTCAGTCTCCAGGACGCCATTGCCATCCCCGGTCTATGGCCCACTTCCGCCGTTCCCAAGCACCCACTGGACACCGCTGCTTGGGGCCTTTCCTCGGACCTCCTAGAGATCGGGGGAACCAAGGCCGGCAAGGCTGTGGTGAAGAACGCCTCGGCCTCCCTAGGCGAGATCCTAGGGGACATGAAGAACATCTTGGCCCTCATGGACGCACACCACACGGCCCTGAATGCCTTGATCCCTGGGTACCCGTCCCAGGTTACGGCCATCACGTCCCTCATCGGCAAGATCGGAGCACTCCTTGAGTAACCTCAAGCTCGGCAACTGGAGCGAATCCGATCCTGGGATCCCCGGTGGCCTTTCCTACGTGGTAGTCGGGGAGGGCAAGTATGCCATCGTCCTCGAAGACCTTGCCACCTGGACCGTAGTCCCTGTGTCCGGGTCCCCTACCCTCTGGGACGTGGTCCGAGGCCCTGGCCGCTTCGTGATCCTTGGAAGCTACTTGACCATCGTCCTCGTGGACGGACAGGCTCCCGTTGAGACCGTGGATGCCGAACAGTACCCCTTCAAGGGGTGCTATGCCGTCGGGTACTACTGGCGCGTGACCAACGATGCGGACAGGATCCAGAAGTCCGCCGACGGCATCACATGGACCAACGTCACTGTGCCCCTAGTCGGATGGCCCTCTCTGTGCATCGCGGCAGAAGGCTCCGTGATCGCGGTCGGCGGGAACAAGGGGCAGTGCGCTGTATCCACGGACGGAGGGGTCAACTGGTCCAGTGTAGTCGTTGGGTCCACAGCCTACGCCAAGTGGGTGGCAGGTGTCCACAATGGGCGGGTTTTCTTCTCCGCAAAGGATGAGACCGACGCTAGCGAGCGGGGTATCTATTTCGCAGATGCCCCGTACACCAGCTTCACCCTGGCTAGCTCCGCAACAGTTCGCGCCGGGGAGGCCTTCCCCACGTCCCCCGTATTCTCCGACACCCTCGGCATCGTGGCATACACAGACTCCTATTTTGCGCGTACTAGCAACAATGGAACCTCGTGGGACATGGTCCCAGAACCAAATCCCATGTTCATCGCATTCCGTGGCATCCAGTGGGACGGCACCCGGTTCGTTGGAGCCACAAGCTCCTTTGAACTCCGGACCATTGACCCCACTGGCTCTACAGTCACGACCGCCCACACCTTCGATTTCAACCTTCGTGCCGTCGCCTTCACCTACACGGCCCCTGTCCCCCCTTCTTCCGGGGCCGGCGTCCACGATCTGATCGTCCTACCCAATGGGCAGGCTGAGACCACAGTGTCCCTTGCCCAGCGCGTGGACATCCGCCTCCGAACCTTTATCGGGGAGCATTGGCTCAATCCGGAGCTTGGGGTCCCGTGGTTCGAGGAGTTCTTGCGCAAGGCTCCGGACCCTGCTACCTGCAGACAGATCCTGGTTGCCGTGATCCAGGATGTCCCGGGCATCGAGACCATCGACTCCCTGGAGGTCGCTTTCTCGAAAAGCGAAAGGCAGATGAGGGTATCTTTTGCAGTATCAGGCAGTGATTCCATCCCACAACAAGGCATTACGGCGGTTCCTCTATGACGTTCATCGATGCCTCCGGGTTCCACAAAAAGACACTGGCTGAGATCCGTGCTGAACTGGAAGCATCCGCCCTTTCCCTGGGATTCGATGACCTGTCTCCTGATGGTCCCATCGGCCAGATCATCTCCATTGCCTCCAAGCGGGAGGCTGACGTATGGGAGGGTGCCCAGGAACTCTACGCCTCCCTGGACAAGGACCAAGCCACCGGGACCGCACTGGATCGGATCTTCGGGCAGATCGGCCTGATTCGTCTGGATGCTACGGCTGCTCGGGTCTCCGATGTCCTCCTCTGGCTGGAGTTCGGTGCCCTGGTCTCTGTGGCTTCTGGTTCCCAGGCCAAGGCCAGCACCCAGCCCATGACCTATGACCTGGAGTCCACTGTGGCACAGGCTGCCAGCGTCACAGGGCCGTTCCGAGCTGCCCGTCTATCCCTAGACACCTTTGTCGTCGGCAACGTCCTCTCCGTCACCCTAGACGGAACTGCGTACACGCATACCGTGATCATCAGTGAGACGCAGGCCGATGCCCTGGGCCTCCTGGCAACCTCCATCATGGCCGGAGCCTTTGGCCTCTACGGATCCGCTGTCTACGAACTGATCGGCGGGAACCACTATCTCCGGATCGAAGGCTCCCCGTCCTTCGTCCTCACGGCCAAGTCCGTCCATTTCTCCGGGTACCAGAGCGCACAGGCCGGGATCTTTGTGGCTGGCTCCACAGGCACCCAGCCCGTGCCCCCTCGGACCCTGGACACCATCGTCACCCCGGTTTCCGGATGGGACGAGGTCGAACAGCCTGCCGATGGCGTGGACGGTACTGGCACAGAGACCGACACAGCATTTCGTCTCCGGGCCGCAAGGGGCTTCCGTACGGGAACAGCTACCGAGACCGCGATTCGAGATGCCCTGTACCTTGTTGACGGCGTGTCCCAGGTCTTCATCAAGTCCAACCGAGACCTCGTCACCGATGGAGACGGCCGCCCAGCCAAGTCCTTCGAGGCCATTGTCGTCGGTGGCACGGATGCCGACGTTGCCACGGCCATTTGGAAGACGGAACCTGCTGGGATCCTGCCATACGGAGTCTCCAGCTACAACGTCCTTGGAGCTGATGGCGTGTCCCATCCCGTCGGCTTCTCCCGCCCCGTTGCCGCCTATGCGCACGTTGAGGTCACGGTCGTGGCCTTGGACCCAGACGGCGGACCGGTCGGCGACTACGCCCAGGCGATCAAGGACGCCGTGTCCCTGTTCGGCAATGCGAACTTCGAGCTTGGTGCCAACTTCACGCTCCAGAAGTTGTTTGCCCCGATCTACTCGGTCCCTGGGATCTACTCGGTGACCCTGCGCATCGCGACCACGGCCACGGCCGCTGGAATCCCCTCGTGGTCCTCTTCCAACGTGCTCATTGCTGCTCGTGAATACCTCACGTTTGACAGCGCACGGGTTGCCGTCCTGTGAGTGGCGTGGTCCAGATCACGGACTACTGGGCACGGTGCTCCCCGTTCATCTTGTCCCAGTACCAGGACTCGACACGGCTTCGTGGCCTCATCGAATCCGGATGCCAGCAGTCCAACAGCACAGAATCTGGACTCTTTGAGATCGTGGCAGCATTCGACCTCCCAGCGGCCAAAGGGGTCCAGCTCGACAAGATCGGCGCATGGTATCGCGAGGGCCGATTGGGCCGGGACGATGCGGCGTATCGGGATGCGATCACAGTACGTGCCGCGTCCATGGTCAACGGGAACCCGGACGAAATCATCCGGTTCCTGAAGTCCCTGTTCCCCTCGATGTCCGACCTTCGGTACGTCCCGGAGTACCCGGCGGGCTTTGCCATGGTCACGACGAGTTCCGAGGGCTCCGGCTACTTGGAGCCTTTGGCACCGGCCGGCGTCGGAGTCATCTTCGGGGAACCTGTCCTCGACGGCGCTGGAAACATTGTTTACGACGGAGCCGGGGTGCCTATGTACTCGGCCCGCATCTAAGGAGTCATCATGTCCACGGTTCCCGGCTTCCCCGACGCAACAGTCCCTACCCCGGAAACGGCACTCCTTTGGGCTACCGAGGGCTCCGGTGTCGGCCGGGACAAAAAGGTGACGGCCCTGAATCTGGTCAAGGACATGTTCCCTGGATCCATTGCTTCCGGATCGGCTCCGAGTATCCCCCTGGACGGCACGGAGACTGTTCCCATGTTGCAAGGGGCGGCATTCCGGGAAGCCACCGTGGGTAACGTGTTCTCCGGAGGGTTCGCCCTTGGCCTCCCCGCTCTCCCCGTGTCTACTCTTCCGGAGGAATCGGACATTATGGGGCTGGTCAAGCTCCCCGGTGCCGGAGACTTGCCGAAGAAGATGACCCTGGGCAACGTGTTCTTTCGCCAGAATGTGAACCTGAACCTCATCAACTTGGTCAAGTACAACAACGGCGCGGACATCCTCGCTTCCGCAGTCAATGCGGCCGGAGCTAGCAGTCTCCAGATTGCGATGATCGGTCCCCGCCTGGCCTTGGTGGATTTGCACCTCGAACTCAACGGGCAGACACTATCCGCGTCCAATACGAATCCCGCCATCGTGTCCATCAACTGGTCTGGACTCCCCGGACGCCTTGCAGGTGTGGGCCTCCCCTACCTCGTCGGGAGTCCCAAGGGTACCGCGATCCTGTACCACAACTCAGCATTCTCCCAGCCCATTTTCTCTATGGGCCTGACCAGCGACTACTACTTCTATACCACGGGAACCGCCCGCAAGTGGCAGGACTTGGCCCCCACGAACTCCAGCGCCCTTCAGATCCACCTCCAGCACTTCTGCATCCTCTGACCCCTATGGACCCCACCACGACAACCGCCCTCCTGGCACTTGGCGCCCTCTTCGCCTTGACATGGCTCCTGAAGAAGCTTCGGGAGTCCCAGGAAACGCTTTCCTTGTGGACCATCAAGTCCGATGCCTTCGCCAAGTGGACCAAGGACCAGGACGCCAAGATCGTCAAGGAAGCCGAGGCCACCCGCAACTTGGTCCGGGACGTCCGGGACGAAATGCTCCGGGAAATCGGCACCCTCCGAGAAACTCACGCGACCCATGCCGAGGTCGAACGGTGGAAAGGGCGTACCCGCACCCTTGAAGCCCTGCAACACGCACACCACGGAGTCTCGATCCCCAGCGACTCCTCTTCCTTCAGTCGCGGGGATCACACATGAGAGACTTTCTCAACGCCGCCGAAATCGTGCTGGCCGTCCTGATCCTGGGGTGCTGTGCCCAGGGCATCGCGGCATCCGGGGAACTCCGGGACACCGTGACCATTGAGCGTCCCATCTGGCCGCCGGACGACACGAAACCTGCTACAGCCGAGGTCCACCGATGAGCCGTCTTCTGAGTGCCTTGGAACCGTCCACACAGGCCATGGTCGAAAAGGGCCTTCTGGCCTGCCACGAACAGGGCTTGGATGTCCTGATCACCTGCACCTGGCGATCCTGGGACGAACAGGCCCTGGAGTATGCCAAGGGTCGTACGGCACCAGGTCCCGTCGTGACCAAGGCCAAGCCTGGGGAATCCTGGCACCAGTGGGGCAGGGCCATTGACGTGGTTCCCCGTAGGAACGGCAAGACCTTGGTCTGGGGATCCCGTGGGAATGGCTTGGACCAGGACCCGATGGATGATGCCACGGACGATCTGGAGCTTTGGCAACGGATCGCCGCGTGCTTCAAGATGGCTGGCCTCGAATGGGCAGGCGACTGGGCTTCCTTCCGGGAGCTTCCTCATCTCCAGAACACCGGGGGCCTGAGTTGGCGTACCCTCATGGCCCGGTATCCGAAGGGCTTGGCTCCTGGGAGTTTCGTATGACCGCCGGCGTCTGTCATTTCCGATGCGAGAAGGGGGCCACGTTCTCCCGCGATATCATCTGGTCCACGGGAACACCTCCTGTGCCCATGAATCTCACAGGGTACACGATCCGGGGACAAGTCGCCAAGTACACCGGAGACGTGACACTGGTGGCCCTCACCTGTGCCGCAGTCAATGCGGCGTCCGGCCTATTCCAGATCTCGTTGACGGCGGCACAGACGGCCGCCCTTCCGAGTACGGGGAAGACCTACTCGGAGACCTCGATCTATGCATACGACCTGGAGATGGTTGGCGGCGCTGGAGTGGTCACGCGGCTCCTGAATGGGGAATTCCAGGTTAGCCCGGAGGTGGTCCCTTGACATCGGTACTGGTCTCCGAAAGCAAGACCGTTGTCACGGTCCTGGACGAGGTGGTCCATGTGGTTACCGTGGGAGCTGGGGCAACTGGTCCCCAAGGGCCTACGGGACCTGCTGGACCCCAAGGTCCTACTGGTCCCCAAGGCCCTACTGGGACAGAGACCCACTACGCTGACTTCGCCGCACTAGTTGCCGCGATCCCGACGCCAACGGTCGGGCAGATGGCCGAGGTCGCCGACGGTGGAATCTGCACCTACACCGCCTCGGGATGGCTGGGGCACCTTGGGACCTTTACGTCCTTCGCCTCCCTCCCCGGCGCGACCGCCGCCGATGAAGCGCGGGCGCGTTGCCCCCGTGCGCTGGGTCCGGGCCTGATGGAGTGCGAGAAGGTGTCCGGAGCGTGGGAGCCGCGACTCAACGAAATCATTGCTCGCGCCGTTCCAGCCGGGTATCCGCTCACAGCCGCGGGCACCGGCTATACTCAGCTCGCCGCCGCGAATGTCTCCAACATGATCCCCGACGGCTCAGAGTGGGAGATCATTTCCACCGTGCAGACGGGAACGACGCATACCGGAGTCACCGGGGTGCAAGTGGACATCAATGGTACCCCCGTACAGATCGGGGGGGAACGTCAATGTTGGGGGGAATCAACTCTCCCGCCGCATGGGAATTTTCCGCCGAGCTGGGTCCAATCTGGTCTACACGAATGCTTGGCCCATCACCGGAAACGGCGGGACCATCACCAATACTGTGATCACGCCGTCCTCCCTGTCGCTCGGGTGGGGAGTTGCTCCGGGGGCGATTGGAAACCAAATCACCCTCAACGTGCTATCGCTTCGGAGGACAGCATGATCACGACCATTCAGACCCAACTTGTTCCCCAGGAAGATGGAGCTATCTCCTGCCTGCCCGTGATCCCCTTCGATCAGTTCCCCGAAGGCGCGCGAGCGGCTGGCCCCGACCCCGTGACAGGCCGTCTCGTCTGGTGCGTGCGCGAGAGCCTCGAAGAGCCCTGGCCGTGGGATGGGCCGCAGGACGAACCAACTGAGGAGGCTCTGCCGTGAAGCCCACATCCAATGGCCAAAAGGCTTTCCGGGGCATTTCCGAGGGGTCTGTTATCGCCGCCCTCACAGACCTTGCCACGGACGGCACGATCCAGGTGCTCCCGTGGTTCACAAGCCGCCGCACGGCCCTTGTGTT